TCGAAATCTTTGAAAATTTTATGTCAAAATTTTGAATATTATAAATAACTTATATGTACATTAAAAACAGGGAGTATTCCAAATGACGGATATTAACACTGAACTAGAGAGAATTGCCGATGAAACACTTGGTAACCCTCTAGAGGAAGCACAGGGTAGCCTAGATAGTAAAGGTGATCCTAGGGCTCCTATGAAAGGTGCTGCAGCTGCCCAGAAAGAAGCCAAACTAAATGGTGGAACTCCGGGTGGTCAGACACAGGACATGGGTCCCGCAGTTGTTTCTCCAGAAGCTAAATCTGATCCGGGTGATGCCGCCACTAAAAAGGCGAAAAAGGCTAGTCCTCCTACAACCAAATCTTCTGACGCTTCTTCCAAACCTATGGGTGATGGCAGTGGTGAGATGAAGGTAGGGACACGGGAAGAAATAGAATTAGAAGGTGTCGATCCAGAGGAGAAAGACTTGGAAGCTGCTCGTAAAGCCGAGAAGAAAAAGGCTGGTAAGGGTGGTGGAACGGCAGGTCGGCCTCAGGAAGAGCCGGATGAAGATGAGGAAGATGGAGAAGAAGTACAAGACGATGAAGATAAAGATGACGAAGAGGAAGCTACTCGTAGTAAAAAGCGTCCCACCGCTGAAGAGCGTGTTGCTGCAATTGATCTTTCCGGCGATGTTGATGCATTGACATCAGGCGAAGGTCTTTCAGAAGAATTTAAGACAAAGGCTGCTACAATTTTTGAAGCTGCATTGAAGTCTAAGATTCGTACCGAACTTGAGCGTCTAGAGGAAGAGTATGCTGAGGCTTATGATTCTGCTATTTCAGAGGCCAAAGATGAGTTGACCGCTAAGGTTGATGGTTATCTGACGTATGTGGTCGAGGAATGGATGAAGAAGAATGAGTTGGCAGTGGAGCACAGATTAAAAACTGAACTTGCTGAACAGTTTATTTCAAGCCTACGGGCACTGTTTGAAGAGCATGATATTGCAATTCCTGATGAGAGATTTGATATGCTAGAAGCTGCTGCAGAGCAAGCTGATGACATGGAAAGTCGCTTGAATGAAGAAATTGAGAAGAATGTTGATCTAACACAGAGAGTAAATGAACTGTCGAAGAATGAAATTCTTTTAGATGTGGCTTCTGATCTAGCTGATACAGAAGTCGAAAAGTTTGGCGAGCTTGCAGAGAGTGTAGAGTACGAGAACGGTGAAGATTATCGTTTGAAATTGGAAACAATTAAGGACTCTTATTTTCCTAAAGCCACAATAAACGAAGAAGTAGAAGCAGCGCCGAATTATGAAGATGTAGAAATGTCATCCGGTAAAATGGCTGCATATATGAATACTATTAGTAGAGCACAGAAACGTGCGGCTAATTAATAGTTGAATTTAAAAATTTTTATTTAAATAAAAAATAGGGAGAAAAAAATGTTTAACACTGAACACCTACAGGAAAAATGGCAGCCAGTCCTAGAGCATCCTGATCTTCCCGAGATTAAGGATTCTTACCGGCGTGCTGTTACTACTGTAATATTGGAAAACCAGGAGAAGGCAATGTCTGAGGATCGTGAGTTCCTCGGTGAAGTCACAAACCAAACTGGTTCCGCAATTGCGAATTGGGATCCGATCCTGATTTCGCTCGTTCGTCGTGCTATGCCTTCCCTTATTGCTTATGATATCTGTGGCGTCCAGCCAATGACTGGTCCTACAGGTCTTATCTTTGCGATGAAGGCTCGGTATACGTCACAATCAGGAACAGAAGCTCTGTTTAATGAAGCTAATACAGCGTTTGCAATGCAGGCTGCTGGTGGTGCTGCTACACAAACAGGTGAAGATGTTATATCTGCTATTACAACAACAAACTACTCTGTGCAACATGGTATGACCACAAACACTGCTGAAAATCTTGGCAATGCTTATAGTGGTACTAATGCTTTCGCAGAGATGGCATTCAGTATTGAGAAGTCAACGGTAACAGCTCGTTCCCGTGCTTTGAAAGCTGAATACACAATGGAACTCGCACAAGACTTGAAGGCGATTCACGGGCTCGATGCTGAGACCGAACTCGCAAACATTCTGTCTGCTGAGATTCTATCTGAAATTAACCGTGAGGTTATTCGTACTATATACATCAATGCTCGCCATGGTGCCCAGGCTAATGTCGCCAATGCAGGTATCTTTGATCTTGATACAGACTCCGGCGGTCGCTGGTCTGTTGAAAAATTTAAAGGCTTGATGTTTGCTATGGAGAGAGATGCTAACGTAATCGCTCGTGACACACGCCGTGGTAAAGGTAACATCATGATTTGTTCTGCTGATGTTGCGTCTGCTATGACAATGGCTGGTTTGCTTGACTATCAATCTGCCCTTCAGGATAACCTGAATGTAGATTCGACAGGCAACACTTTTGCTGGTGTCTTGAATGGTCGCCTTAAAGTATACGTTGATCCGTATGCGAATATGTCAGTACCTTATGCTGCTGATCCGTCTGGTGCTGCTTCAACACAGTACTATGTGGTTGGTTATAAGGGTACGTCACCTTATGATGCTGGTCTATTCTATTGCCCATACGTTCCGTTGCAGATGGTCCGTGCGGTCGGTGAGAATTCCTTCCAGCCGAAGATTGGTTTTAAGACACGTTATGGCTTGATCGTGAATCCGTTTGCTGAGGCTTCTGCCCAACAGACAGGTCCTGGTGCAGTCAATGCGAATGTGTACTATCGCCGAACACAGGTGAATAACCTGACGTAAGATGTAATTATACAAAAGTATCCGCCATAATACAATTATAAAGGATACAATTTTGGAACGCCCCTCCACCGCAGGGGCGTTTTTTTATGTCCGGAGTTTATAAATAGTAATGAAGAGGAGTCATTGTACAATAGGGGAGAGTAGACTCCAGCCCCACAAGGAGAAAGAACATGGCAGTTACAACACAAATTATAATGGATCAGAGGTATAAGACTATAGCAAAATATACCTGTGCGGCGGCCGCAAATACTAATGTATCACTATTAGATGTTTCGACATTGATTGGACATCAAGCCGGTGGCTTAGTAAATCTTGCAAAAATTTATTGGACAAGTTTAGCGTCAGTAGCTATTAATATATTGTTTGATGCTACATCAAATCAAACAGCATTTATATGTTGTGGAACTGGTGGAACATATGGTTATTCGCCAGGTCAACCGGCTATTAATGTAGCAAGAGCTGCAGTTGGTAGTCAACCACCTTTTACACCATCAGGAGCTTTACCAGGAGGTATAACAGGAGATGTACTTGTCACCAATGCTAGTGGTACTTTTACTTTAGTAATAGAGTATCATAAAGTAGAATTTACAATTGGTGCAGGAAATGGTTGGTCGGGTGCTAATCCCTAATGGTATATATTCCTAATGAGGATGTACCACCTACATCTGTTAGTACTGTAAGGAAAAAGACAGGCGTAGCTGGGGATAGTACATTAAATACTAACCCTAGAGAGCCTACGGTATTTGATTATGCACAAAGTAATCAGTTTAAAGTTTATATACCTATCTTTCCTTTAGTAGAATGGTTTGTGGTTAGTTGCAACGTCCCTGGTATCACTATGGGCCAGGGCGTTGTACCTACTCCATTGGTAGATTATCCTATAGTGGGTGAGAAACTTACTTATGATCAATTTAGTATGACGTTTCTTGTAGATGAGAAGCTAGAGAATTTTATGGAGCTTCATAATTGGTTAATCAATATGGCTCCACCACAAAATACTAATCAGTTTATGGCTAGAACCAGTGAGTATGTATTACCTACTGGTCAGAATACTAAATTTTATCCGGCGGGCAATGATGATTCACAAACAGCTACAGGTAGTACATCTGATAGACAATTGTATTGTGATATAACATTGTTTATTTTAAGTTCTAAAAACAATCCTGTGGCCACTGTAGTTATGAGAGATGCATTTCCTGTATCATTAAGTTCATTAGATTATAGTCAACAAGACACTGATACGAATTATGTACAATGTAATGTGACATTTGTTTACCCCTTTTATACAATCCAAGCTGTATAAATAATCCAGAGAAGGTAGTTACGGTAATCGGATAAAGTACGTTATCTTCCAACAATATTTTGACGGAAGTATATTTAGGTAGTATAGGCAAGGGTTGGTTATCCTCTGATTACCTTCTCACCTTTATATTATGGAGTAAAAAATGGATTTAATTGAATTACAAAATGATGTAGATCGAGATTTAAAAATAGATGATACGGAATTGGACTTGGAAAGTATAAGAACTCCTCAGTTACATAATAAGTACCTAAAGCATTATACCAAATACTCGTTACAATTAAGAAAGACGAAGGACGATTATAAAATCCTTCATCGCCAGAAGTGGGAATACTATACAGGTAAAGCTGCGCCCGAAGTATACCAAGCACGACCATTTGATTTGAAAGTGTTGAGATCAGATGTAGGAATCTATATAGATTCCGATGAAGAATTACAGCAGCTAGGACAAAAGGAGGCTTACTTAGAAACTACAGTAAATTATCTTGAGAAGGTTTTGCGTGAGATTACTAATCGTAATTGGACGATTCGTAATACTATAGAATGGAAAAAATTTCTTCATGGTGAATAATGGAAATCTCAGTTTCAAAGTTTAATGAAGTATATCTCCGTATCAAATGTGAGCCGTCAGTTGCAAGAGAACTTTCGGAATTTTTCACCTTTGAAGTTCCGAATGCTAAGTTTATGCCGTCGGTCAGAAATAGATTATGGGACGGTAAAATCAGATTATTTAGTCCTGGTACTGGCAAAATCTATTTTGGACTACTACCTTATGTCAAGGAGTTTCTCAAGG